TCTGGGTTTTTTTACACCCAGATTTTCCCGATCCCACCCAGTACCCACCACCCAAAATAGTCAGAAGGGCTAGCCCGACCCATACACTATGATTTGCACGTTACATGAAACGATTTCAAAACACCCCCACCCCCCTTGCAATTTCCACAAGACTATATATACTTCGCAAAATAGAAAGGCCCCCCTTGTCTTTTTGAATCGCATAGCCAAAAAAATTTCTGTAAAAAATTTAAAGTTACCCTACCCTCCTATGAAAGACACCACTCCCCGTAAAACCGCAAAAGACCTTGGGTTAAAATACTACGAGGGTAGAGAGTGCCTACACGGGCACGGCACTAAGCGTGATGTGGCACATGGGGAGTGTGTTGCATGCAGATCAGAAGCTAAAGCAAAGGCAGCTAAACGGAAGCGAGAAGAACGCGGCCCAGTGCGTTTAGGGCGAAAACCAACGGTTGTAGGGCCTCCTAAACCTGTAAAATCCAAAATATCTAAACCTATTACTGAGTTTGACTACTGGGTTAGGCGGAACCGAAGCAAAGGTGGCCCTAAGCGTAGGAAGCAGCGTAGATCAATCCCCATTAATCACTATCAAACACTGTTTGTTACCCATTGCCCCCTTCTAGGAATAGAACTTTCTTATAAGCTACCCCAAAAATCTTTGTTGGATAACTACGCAACATTGGACAGAATTGACTCTAGTAAAGGATACACGGTGGATAACGCACAAATAATTTCGTACAGAGCAAACACGATAAAAAATAATGCTACGTTAGAAGAAATGCAACTTATAGCCAAAAACTGGGCGGCACAAATAGGGCAATAGTTAAATGATGTATTATTTTTTAAAAAACATGATATAGTGCGCCCGTTAGTAAAACTGAATTTTGCCGTCGGTGTGGTAGGACACGCAGCCCGACAAGGGAAGGTAAGTTGGTGCAAATCCAACACGGCAAACCAAATCTGCGGGAGCAGAACAAATGACAATTAATATACAACCTACGGACTCGGTGCCTATACCCAAAGATTTGGGTGATGAGTACGCATCGTCTTTGCAGGATAATGTTCGTATCGCCGCCAATACCGCAGCAGTTATGGCAGAGCTTGGTATGCCCTTCGAGATGACGGAGGAAGATGAGAAACTAGCTCATGATCTATTTAAGCAAGTAGATAAACAAAAACACAAAACTTCGCAAGACCAATACAACCCCGCTGCTCTATATCAAGGCAACGTTGCTTTAAAGCTTTCGGCCCTCCTTAGCGAGTATGACCACCGAGTTGTCTTAGATGCAACACAAGCAAGAACGTATATTACCAACCGACTCCTTGAGATATCTTCGTGCGGCGACGCCCGTTATGAATTAAAAGCTATTGAGCTACTAGGCAAGCTTTCAGATGTCGGTGCTTTCACAGAAAAGTCAGAAGTTACTATTACCCACCGCACTTCAGATGATTTAAAGACGGCAATTGCAGACAAGATCAATCGTTTGCTAGCCGCGCAGCAAAATAACATCATCGACATACCCCAAGATACTACGCTAGAAGAAGAATTAGGATTAATAGAAGCTCCAAAGCGTGAGGAATTTTTAGAATGAACGCCCAAGAGCTGCAAAATCTCTTAACGGCACTACCTAATCTGCCCGAAGCGCAGCTTCGTGATCTCTATGCTTCTCTAGAAGAGCATGAAGTAATACAGAAAAGAGAAAACGCAGCTAATAATTTCATGGATTTTGTCCATAAAGTCTGGCCTCACTTCATTGATGGGGCGCACCACTCTAGAATGGCGAAAGCGTTTGAGAAAGTAGCAAACGGCGAGTGCAAAAGGCTTATTATTAACATGCCACCACGGCATACTAAGTCCGAATTCGCTAGTTATCTGCTCCCAGCGTGGTTTTTAGGTAAGTTTCCGCACAAAAAGGTCATCCAGACGTCCCATACTGCTGAATTAGCGGTAGGTTTTGGTCGAAAAGTGCGAAATTTAGTGGATTCTGAGGTGTTTCACGAGATATTTCCTGATACATCCTTGAGGGCCGACTCCCAAGCAGCAGGTCGATGGAACACATCGGCAGGTGGTGACTACTTCGCTATTGGTGTAGGGGGAGCGGTTACTGGTAAGGGTGCTGATATTCTGATAATTGACGACCCACACAGCGAACAAGAGGCTGCATTAGCTGAAGTAAACCCGGAAATCTACGATAAGGTCTACGAGTGGTATACGTCAGGGCCGCGTCAGCGACTACAGCCGGGTGGGGCTATTATTATAGTTATGACCCGCTGGTCGAAAAAAGACTTGACTGGTCAGGTAATAAAGAGCGCGGCGCAACGTGGCGGGGAAGAGTGGGAGGTTATTGAGTTTCCTGCGATACTGCCAAGTGGCAACCCACTATGGCCTCAGTTCTGGTCGTTAAAAGAATTGATGGCGCTAAAGGAAGAACTTCCTAACCAGAAGTGGATGGCGCAGTATATGCAGAACCCGACATCGGAATCTGCGGCGATAGTAAAGAGGGAATGGTGGAAAATTTGGGAATACGACAATCCACCCCAGTGTGAGTTTGTGCTACAGAGTTGGGATACGGCGTTTGAGAAAAACAACAGGGCCGACTATAGCGCATGTACGACGTGGGGGGTGTTTTATCAACCAGATGATGCTGGGATAACTCAGGCAAATATTATCTTGCTAAATGCGTTTCGAGACCGACTAGAGTTTCCGTCGCTTAAAAGGAAAGCAATTGAAGAATTTAAAGAATGGGAACCAGACTCAATCATTGTGGAGAAAAAGGCATCAGGCTCCCCCCTTATCTACGAGATGCGAGCAATGGGTATCCCAGTACAAGAGTTCACCCCCTCAAAAGGGAACGACAAGATTTCAAGAATCAATGCGGTCGCCGATTTGTTTGCATCAGGACGAGTCTGGGTACCCAACACCCAATGGGCTGAAGAAGTTGTAGACGAGGTTGCGTCCTTCCCCGGTGGGGAACATGATGACTATGTGGACTCGGTGTCTATGGCAATGATGAGATTTAGACGAGGTGGCTATATCCGCACACTATTGGATGAGCCGGACGAAGTTAGAGAATTTAAGCGGCAGCGCCCGTATTACTAAGGATAAATTATGAGCATCGACAAAGCACTAAACCAAGCTCCGATAGGTTTATCGGATATGAACGACCCGACCCTAGATGACGGTGTTATAGAGATTGAGATTGAAGACCCAGAATCAGTAACGATCGGCATGGGCGATCTTGAGATCGAGATTGAGCCGGGAAAAGAAGAGGACGATGAGTTTAACTCCAACCTTGCAGATCAACTACCTGAAGATGTTTTAGCAACGATTGCAGGAGATTTACTAGGTGAGTTTGATGAGGATATCTCTAGTCGCAAAGACTGGATGCAGACGTACGTAGATGGTTTAGAACTATTGGGGATGAAAATTGAAGAACGAGCCGAACCTTGGGAAGGAGCCTGTGGAGTATACCACCCGTTACTCGCAGAAGCTTTGGTTAAATTCCAGAGTGAGACGATCATGGAAACGTTCCCTGCGGCTGGCCCGGTTAAAACACAAATTGTTGGCAAAGAAACCCCAGCGAAGAAAGCATCTGCCGAGCGCGTACAGAATGATATGAATTACCAGCTCACCGATGTGATGACTGAGTATCGTGGTGAGCATGAGCGTATGTTGTGGGGCTTGGGTTTATCTGGTAACGCGTTTAAGAAAGTGTATTTTGATCCGTCGCTTGATAGGCAAGTAGCTATTTTCGTGCCCGCAGAGGATGTGGTTGTGCCTTATGGTGCATCTAATCTAGAGACAGCCGAGCGTGTAACGCATGTTATGCGCAAAACTGAGAACGAAATAAAGCGACTACAGAACGCTGGGTTCTACAGAAATATTGACATGCCCGCGCCAAGTAATACGCTTGATGAGGTAGAGAAGAAGATTGCTGAAAAGATGGGCTTTCGTGCTACATCAGATGATCGCTATAAGCTACTTGAGATGCAAGTCTATCTGGACTTAGAAGGCTTTGAAGATGTAGATGAGGATGATGAAGAGACCGGTATAGCATTACCTTACATCGTCACTATAGATAAATCTTCGCAAGAAGTATTGGCTATTCGTCGTAACTGGGAACCAGAAGATAAACTAAAACAAAAGCGTAATCACTTTGTGCATTACGGCTACATCCCCGGTTTTGGCTTTTATCACTTCGGTTTGATTCACTTAATTGGCGCGTACGCCAAGAGTGGCACATCGCTACTCCGTCAGTTGGTTGATGCAGGTACGCTATCTAATTTGCCCGGTGGTTTAAAGACCAAAGGCATGCGCACTAAAGGCGACGATACACCGATTTCTCCCGGTGAGTGGCGTGATGTGGATGTGGCGTCAGGCACCATACGAGACAACATTCTTCCTCTACCATATAAAGAACCAAGCCAAGTATTGATGGCGTTGATGGACAAGATTGTAGATGAGGGCCGTCGTTTTGCCTCTGCTGCTGATCTGAAAATTAGTGATATGTCGGCTAACTCCCCAGTGGGTACAACGCTGGCTATGTTGGAGAGAACTCTTAAGGTGATGAGTGCGGTTCAAGCACGAATTCACTACGCTATGAAACAAGAGTTCCGTCTACTCAAAACAATCATCGCTAACTACACACCAGAGGACTATGAGTACGAGCCAACAGAAGGCTCACGCCGCGCTAAAAAATCTGACTACGACAACGTAGAAGTAATTCCAGTATCAGACCCTAACGCTGCAACGATGGCGCAAAAGGTAGTGCAGTACCAAGCAGTCATGCAAATGGCGCAATCTAACCCACAGATATACGATCAAGTAGAACTTAACCGGCAGATGCTGGAGGTGCTGGGTATTAAGAATATAGGTAAGTTAATTCCTAGCGCGGAAGATCACAAGCCAAGAGACCCTGTGTCAGAAAACATGGCAATACTAAATATGAAACCGGTCAAGGCGTTTATTTACCAAGACCATCAGGCTCATATCGCAGTACACCAAGCGGCTATGCAAGACCCTAAGATTATGCAAATGGTTGGACAAAACCCACAAGCGCAAGTAATGGGTGCAGCAATGATGGCGCATATCAACGAGCACATAGCGTTTGAGTATCGCAAACAGATTGAAGAGCAGATGGGTATACCGTTGCCTAAGATGGATGAAGAGATGTCGCCTGAGATTGAAGTTCAGATGTCTCAACTAATGGCCCAAGCTGCACAGAAATTGTTACAGAAAGACCAAGCCGAAATGGCACAACAGCAAGCACAACAAGCGGCACAAGACCCGATTGTTCAGATGCAACAGAAAGAATTGGAAATTAAACAAGGCGAACTTGCACTTAAAGAGAAGAAACTTACTGTGGACGCCGCAGCTAAACTCAAGCAACTTACTATTGAAGAAGCTCGTATTGCCGCACAGAAGGAAATTGCTGGAGCACAACTTGGTGCCAAGATCACTAATGATAAAGCAACCCATGAAAACAATATGCGTTTAGAGGGTATGCGATTAGGGGCACAAATTACAAAAGATCGACAGCAGATGCAGCAACAACGTGGTCAATCACAATCACAATCGCAACCAAAAAAACCAACTAAAGGTGAGTAATGGACAAAGCATTAGCAATCGTTAGAGACAAAATTAACGAAAAACAGGCGCAACTAGCTCACGCTGTGAGCAACGGCACTGCAAAAGATTACACAGAGTATCGTGCAATATGCGGGGAGATTCGGGGTCTATCCATCGCAGAAGGATTTTTATTAGACCTTGCAGACCAAATGGAGCGTAGCGACGATGACTGAATCATTAATCATTGCAACAGAGCACGGTGAAGTACCACAATCAGCAGAAGATAAAGCTAAACAACTACCTACACCTGTCGGGTACAAAATTTTGGTAGCACTTCCTGAAGTTGACGACAAGTATGAAAGTGGATTAGTCAAAGCAGGTACCACAGTGCACTATGAAGAAGTTCTCAGCACGGTATTTTTTGTCGTGGCATTAGGCCCCGATTGCTATACAGACAAGACACGATATCCAACTGGCCCGTGGTGTAAGCCGGGGGATTTTGTTGTTCTTCGTTCTAATAGCGGTTCACGTCTAAAGATTCACGGAAAAGAATTCCGCATGATTAACGAAGACACAGTTGATGCTGTTGTCCAAGACCCTCGTGGCATTAGCCGCGCATAAGGAGAAGTAAATGGATAAAGTTGAATATGAATTTCCTGATGAACAACAGGAAAAATTAGCCAAAGGGCAAGAAGAGCCTATTGAGTTTGAGATTGAAGATGATACCCCTCCTGAAGATAGGGGTAAAGAGCCTTTACCGCAGAAAATAGTTGAAGAGCTTGAGCAAGATGAGCTAGAGGATTATTCCGAGAAAGTCAAAATCCGCCTAAAGCAGATGAAAAAGGTGTGGCATGACGAGCGTCGTGAGAAAGATCAAGCCCGTCGAGAGCAGCAGGAAGCCATCGAGTACGCTAAACGGGTACTGGAGGAAAATAAAGCTCTGAAAGGACGACTGTCCGAGGGTGAAAAAACCTATCTAGACGTATATAAAAACGCCGCAGAAATGGAGTTGGATTCCGCCAAACGGGCTTATAAAGAAGCTTATGATATGGGGGATTCTGACAGGCTTGTTGAGGCACAAGAGAAAATATCTAATGCCAACTATAAGCTACAGAGAGCGCGAGAATATGTGCCCTCTTTACAAAATGAAAAAACTAGTGTAAAAAGCGAATCGGAAGCCCAAGTACCTCGCCCTGACCCACGGGCTGCTGCGTGGCAAGAGCGCAACACATGGTTCGGTCAGGATGAGGAGATGACTAGTTTAGCACTTGGCCTACACCAGAAACTAGTCAAGCAACACGGAAACAGTTATACGTCCACCGACGAATACTGGACAAAAGTAGATGACACCATGCGTCGTCGCTTTCCGGATTACTTTCAAGATACAACGTCTGAAGCGGCTCCTAAACCTGCTGGACGTACAGAAAAATCGAGCACGGTCGTAGCTCCTGCGACTCGTAGTACGGGTTCTAAAAAAATCCTGCTTAAGCAATCGCAGTTGAGTATCGCCAAGAAGCTCGGTCTAACACCTGAGCAATATGTTCGTGAAATGATGAAAATGGAGGCCAAAAATGGCTGAAAACAAACTTACCCGTGAATTAGAAACTCGTGCCGTGCAGGAACGCCCTAAGCAGTGGGCACCACCTGAGCTTTTGCCTGAACCCGATAAGCAACCCGGCTATGCGTACAGATGGATTCGTGTTTCAACGTTAAACAATGCCGACCCACGTAATATTTCCGCAAAAATGCGGGAAGGATGGGAGCCTGTTACGTTAGCCGAACAACCAAAATTCCAACTGCTAGCTGACCCAAATAGTCGTTTTAAAGACAATATTGAAGTCGGTGGGTTGTTGTTATGCAAGACCCCAAGTGAGTTTGTAGAGCAGCGTAATGCGCATTATCAACGCCAGACTGACAACCAGATTGAGGCTGTAGACAACAATTTAATGCGCCAGAACGACCCTCGTATGCCTCTGTTTAATGAACGGAAGACCGAAGTTAGTTTTGGTAGAGGTAAATAACATTTAACTTTTTGGAGTTTAATTATGCCACAAACAAATCCCTACCCATTGGTAGCGGGGCCTTATGGCTATAAACCAGTAAACTTGATTGGTGGTCAAGTGTACGCCGGATCGACACGCAACATGGCGATTCAGTACAACTCCGCTACTCCAATTTTCTTTGGTGATTTAGTCACATTGTCCTCTGGCTACGCTACATTGACTACGTATCCTTTGAATTCTACTAACACTACCGTTGGTGTTTTCTTGGGCTGCTACTACACAAACCCAACGACTAAACAACGTCTGTTTTCGCAGTACTATCCCGGTAATGTAACGGCTGGCGATATCACTGCAATCGTTGCGGATGATCCAGATATCGTTATTCAAACCGCTGTTGTTACCGCTGCTGGTAGCACTACTATTAGTTCCGCTTCGTCGTTGTTGGTTGGCGGCAACATGGTTGGTACTACTAATACCGGTTCGGCTTCGACTGGTAATGGTTTGGGCGCTGTTGTTACAGCCACTGCCCAAGCTGCTGCTGCTGCTGGCTTCCGCATTCTGGGTTTGGTTCCAGATACGCAAGTTACCTCTTCGGGCACAGTAGTTAGCTATACAACTAGCGCAACAAACGGCTTTAACTCTGTATCAATTTCGGGTTTAACTATTGGTCAGATTGTTCCTTTGGGAACCGATCTGTTTAAAGTCACTAATGGTCAGTTACAGTTTACCGGTTCTGCTACATCGGCTTCGGCAACTGTTACTTCTATTACTGCCCAAACCCTCAACGTGCTGAACACTACTAACGTTAATATGATAGCTGGTGATTCTTTGGCATTGGTACAAACCCCTGAAGTTCTAGCAAAATTGAACTTTGGTACACACCGCTATAACATAGCATAAGGAGCTTAAATAATGGCTATTTCACGCGCACAACTATTGAAAGAGCTGCTCCCCGGCCTGAACGCTTTGTTCGGTTTGGAGTATGCTCGTTACGGCGAAGAACACAAGGAGATTTACGAAACTGAAACCTCCGAGCGTTCTTTTGAAGAAGAAACTAAACTTTCAGGTTTCAGCGCCGCGCCTGTCAAAAACGAAGGTAGTGCAATTCGTTACGACAACGGTCAAGAAGCTTGGACTGCTCGCTATAACCACGAAACTATTGCTCAGGGCTTCTCCCTGACTGAAGAGGCAATTGAAGATAACTTGTACGACTCTTTGTCTGCTCGTTACACAAAAGCTCTCGCACGTTCGATGGCTTATACCAAGCAGGTTAAAGCTGCTGCGGTTCTGAACAATGGCTTCTCCGCTGCTTTCCCGGGTGGTGATGGTGTTGCTCTGTTCTCGGCATCACATCCATTGATTAACGGTGGCTACAACAGCAACACACCAGCTACTGGCGCTGATTTGAACGAAACTTCTTTGGAAGCCGCTGTTATTCAAATCGCTGCTTGGACTGATGAACGTGGTCTGTTGATCGCCGCTAAGCCTAAAAAGCTGATCGTCCCACCTGCTTTGATGTTCGTTGCTACTCGTTTGTTGGAAACCGAACTCCGCGTCGGCACTACTGATAACGATATCAATGCACTGAAGAACAACGGTTCGATCCCAGAAGGTTATACTGTTAACCACTTCTTGACCGATTCTAACGGCTGGTTCTTAACTACCGACGTTCCTAACGGCATGAAGCATTTCGAACGCGCCCCGTTGACACAATCAATGGACGGTGACTTCGATACAGGTAATGTTCGTTACAAGGCTCGTGAGCGTTATTCGTTTGGTTTCTCTGATCCATTGGGTATGTTTGCTTCACCCGGTGCTTAATCAGGTGTAATCAGGTGTTTAAACGGGGCTTCGGCCCCGTTTTCTTTTATGGAGAAAGATATGAATGATTTTATGCAGAAGCAAATTGAAGCATCAGAACGTCTATACAACATGATGTTGACAGATCATAAAAACCGGTTTGAAAAAATTGCAGAAGTTTATGCGTTAAGCGAACATCTACAGAAAAAACTAAACGAGCGCGATGAAGAGATACGAAAATTAAAGCGATTATTGCAAGCGTACGAGACTATGGAGAGTATGTAGCTTTATTTCAAATCCGTCATATTTTTAGTGTAGGATAATTTACGCAGCCCTGTGCTGGTTGCTTTTTTGACTACGGAGATTATCATGATGGCATCTATTACTTTGTTGGTAAATGTTGAAGAATTGTTAGACGCGTTGGACTTGGAAATCGTTGATGAGCTGGATGAAGAGTACGATGTTGAGTTTGACGTTGATGAAGATGGCACTATTTGGTTCTACGATGAAGAGTCAGACGTTCTGTACTACTTTGACGAAGACTTGGATGACTGGGCCGAAGTTGATGAGGACGACAACGTTTGGTACGTTGATGAGTCAGGTGACGTCTATTGGTTCGATGATGAGTCAGATGACTGGGTTTTGTGTGAAGACGAAGAAGACGAAGAAGACGAAGAAGACGAAGAAGACGAAGAAGACGACTCAGCAGCTTGGTAATTTAAGGGGCTTCGGCCCCTTTTTTCTTTTCTAGGCGTTCGTTGTGGTGATGGATTCGGTGACAATTTGCACACAATACTAAACATTTTTTTATTTCTTCCGCCGCCCGTTTGTAAGCTTTATTAGTTAATAATTTATGAACTTTGCGGTTATCTGGGTGCTTTTCAATATGGTGGAAATCTAGGGTAGCTGGGTGGTTTTGTCCACACTGTACACACGATAGTGTACTTTTAAATACTTTCCATTTTTCTTTTGCTGCTAATTTACTTTCCCGCGCTTTCTTTTGCCGCTCCTCTTTATTACGCGCATACCCTGCACGGTTAGAGGCATTTTGTTCTTTTTTGTCTTTGTAGGGCATGATGAGCGCATTGTACTTGCTTTTTAAAATAGGTGTGTTATAAAGTGAACATCCCGGGAAACCGGCGTATCAAACTGTCCCGGCAGACGACATACCGATTGATGCGCTTCACTTGTATGTAAGGAAAATATACTATGGGTTTCGCTACTCACCTTGGCCCTTGGCTATTGGGCACTGTTAAAAACACGACCGGCACTACTGCTGGCACAATTCGCAACATGGGCGCTACTGTTGTTGCTCAAGAAGCTAACGTTGTATTCGGCACTTTGACCGGCACCGCATTTGTACTGCCAGCA